AAGTTACCTGTAGCAGCAGTGTTAGCGTTAGTAGATGCACCAGTAAAGTCAGCAACGTTACAAGAAACTGTTAAGTCATAGTAATCATTGTCGCTGGCAGCACCAGTTATATCCTCAACTCTAAACTTACCGTTAGTAACCTTACCAAATAGTTCTCCTGTTGCAGCACCAATATGACATATAATACTTGAGCAATTCCAAGTTGAACCTGCTGGTACACTAGCTGGTGACGTATCAACATAAGACTCGTTGGTACTGATAGGACCAAACTGTAATGTAGCACCCTGTTGAGTTATACTTGCGACTTCTACCCAAGCATTACAGTCAGTGCCATCACTATCCCAAACACAGAACTTCTGATTGACTCCACCAGTACTAGAGTTCTCAACGTGGTATCCACCAACGCCAGCAGCACCAGTTACAACAGCAGTATATGTTGTACCACCAGTAACTGTAACAGTTGCAGTGTCACTACCTGTAGTTGTATTTCCTTGATCGAATGATATACCAAGAGCAGAGATAGAGTAATTTCCAAGTGCTTGACCGTCTTGGTTGGGTTGATCATTCCATCCGAAGTTTAATACGACTTGAGCAGATCCACTACCAGTGGTTATTAGGTTACCAGTTCCATCGAAGTACATACCAACATTACTGGTAGATCCAGACTGGTTAAAGTATGCAATATCCTGATAGTCACTGTACCTAGCAACACGGAATGTAAGTATCTTAAATCTTATTGCAGCAGCAGCACTTTGACCCAATGTGTTAGATGCTTGGATCAAGATCGCACCCTGTCTCTTATTCGCTGAGACAGCATTAGATCCACCAGCAGAACTACCATTTTCACTAGGAGCTATCTTAATACTACTCCAAGTACCTGAGGTTGCATTTCCACTAACTGTACCTAGGTTACTATTAGTGCTATCTCCACTTGGGTTAGTTCCATCATCAGCAAAGTTACCATAGAATACTCCACCAGTTACAGTTGTAGCCGTTCCTGTGATAGCCCATCCAACAGTTACTTGCTCTTCACAACAGAAGTACAACCAAGGTAGAGCAGCAGTACTCTGTCCTGAAATATATGAGTATGATGCACTACCACCTGAAGGTGTGTATCCTCTGGTAACAGTCAACGTAATCTCAGGCATAAAGAATACCTGAATATTAACACTAGCAGAATCAGATCCACTTGCGTTAGTAGCAGTAATTGTGAATGTAGTATCTTCTTGAGGTCCAACAGGTAAGGTACCAGCGTCTGTGGTAGGATTCCATTGACTATATGTTGGTGTTGATGTTCCACTAATTCCACCAATATCGTCAGCGTCTGTGCTAGACCAAGTTAAGGTTGCTTCAGTGTCATCATTAGGATTATAGTTACCTTGCTCAATGACTGTGACATCAGTAGTTAATGTGACCGTAGGTGCAGCAACTGCTACAACAGTTAGAGTTGCTGACTGAGATGCTTGACCATTTGCATTGCTCAATGTAACGGTATAGGTTGTGTCTACTGATGGAGATACAGTCTGTGTATAGTATGCTATATTACCAGCAGCTGCACAAGCACTATCAAAGGCAGTGTCAACAGGAGAAGAAGAACAACTTACAAATGTGTCAGCATTAGTACAACTATAGGATATAGTTGCTGAGGATCCAGCATCTATGGATGTTGGAGTAGCACTCATACTAATCTGTGGAGCATTTGCAGCAGCTATGGTACATACCGCAGTAGCAGTTGTATTACCCCAAGTATTACCTACCGTTAAGGTATAAGTGGTTGTTACAGTTGGGTTCTGAACAATTGTAGCACCAGTTGGGTTAGTAGCACCGAAGTTAGATGCAACAACAGAAGTTGCTCCAGGTGCTTCATAAGTAACATTAATAGCAGAACCAGAGGTCACTGTTGTTGGTAATACAGATAGGTCAACAGTAGGTGCTGCCTCGTATGTGATATTAGCAACAGCAGTCATCTGTGTGGCTGTATTGTACTTAACTCTAATCTCGTAATTTGCTGTGGTACCACCACTAGAAGGTGCTTCTAGTGTCATAGAAATAGTATCACCGTTTACATATCCAGTGTTAACTGCATTACCAGTACCATTAAGGTTAATAGGTGTTGCACCAACAGATTGTCCACCAGATTTTATTACTTCTACATCAAAACTATAGTTGGAACTAACACCATTTAGAACAAAGGTTACCACTCCATCACCAGAAGCTGATGTAACACCAATATTGAAAGGACCAACCTGATCTGGAACAGTATCACCAGCAGGAGGTACAGGAGGTGCAGTGTATGCAGAACTACTAACTCCAGCAAAGATCATATATGATGTCTCTTGATACTCTGGTTGTAGATTTGGAGTACCATCTAATCCTAAGTCAACGTCTAGACCAAATGTTACTTGTGTAGCATCTACAGGGGAATACTGAACGTTCCACTGCATCATAGATGCGGTTGGTTTAATTAAAGCATTACCATTAGAATCATATACACCTGCTGTATTTGGATCACCATCAGCAGGTTGTGAGTCACCAAACCCAGTTCCCGAAGAACTTCCTGAAACATTCCAACCAATCCAGTGTGAGTGTGGTGAACCTGCACCACCTACTGCTGGACATTGAGAACCATCGTGTGAGTTTGGACCTGAACTAGCACCACCTTGAACCTGTGTATCACCGCCACCAGGAGATGTACGGTCAGCAGTAAATGTACCAGCAGGATTAATTGCCCAGAAATTACCGTGACTATGACTTGGCCAGTGAGGCATTGTGTGGTTAGCTAGGAAACCACTGTTAACATCTACGGTTCCATCAGTAAATTGAGTTGAAGACTGTTGTACTCTGGATGTATTGAATACACTCTGTACACTTCCAGTTACAAGTTGTACCCTTGTAGATACGTCTGCTAAAGTTATATTATTCTTACCACCAAAAGATCCACACGTGTTAACTGTACCAGCATCTAATCCTTCTAGTGCTGGACTAGACCCGTCTGGTCTGAGTCTTCCCGTACCAACAACCCGTCTGTCTCTAAGATCTGGTACCTTAAAATCTCCACTAATGTTAGGAAAATCACCACTAGCACTACCTCCGTATGTATTTTGAATAACTTGATACAAACCTAGGTATTCGTTAGGATTAATAGATCTACCATTACACTCCATCCATCCATCAGGAGCATAATATGCACCAGCATCATCCTTTGGCATCATTGAGATGGTGCCTACTTGTACACCTGTCCAATCAGGTGCTGTCTGGGAATAATACTTTGGCATTAGTACTTAACGATGAATTCCATAATCATATATGGAGATGTAACGTGATTTAGATGTTCTCTACTATCAGCAGTTAAACCACAGCTGGCAGTAGAACCTGAGAATGACAAATCTATAGCTGGTTGAGTAAACTCCAACTGATTAGAAGCAGCACCACCACCACAACTGTGAGTGTGGTTTACATCTGCACCAGTGTGATCGATCTCAAAGAAACCAGGAAAGTTAACTCCACCTACACCAATAGACGGACCTTTCCAGAGGTTAACACCATACTTATCAAACTCTGTTAAGTCGGTGTCAAAACCTATACCTGTAATATGTGTCATAGTTGGTGCATTAGCACCTACCAAACCGTGATCGTGTGCTTCTATCTGAGCAATAGATATGGTAGCAGAAGCATTACCAGATTGATCTATTGTTAGTATTGGGGATCCTGTTGCTGGAGCTTTATACTCCTCAACACGTATCATCCCTGTATAAGAACTGGATGCTGAACTTTGAATTTGTGCTTTGTATCCTATACCAGCACGTTCTACAACACCACCACCACTCATTGCTGGATCGCCAAGATACTGACTACCTGCTGTATTACTAGGTTGTAAATGCTTTGATCCTAAATTAGGAACACAGAATGTGCCACCAGTAAAATTACCGTTAGCATCTAGTGTAGGATTTAATAATGCAGTGCCAGAAAGTCCTGTTGGATATCTACACGCAGGTATTCCACTGCCACCAGCAGAACCTACACCTAAAACTCTTGCAAGATCTGGATAATCTTGTGCTTGATATGTCGTACCATCACATCTCAAATATCCAGCAGGTACACGATTCATCTGCTGACTACTGTTCTGCACTTCTCTAGAAAAAGGTACAATAACTCCTGGTGCAACACCTTGTGCTCCTTTAATTGCTGCGTATACCTTTGCCATTAGAATGCTTTAATGATGTATATTGCTGATTGATATGGAGGATTCATAGCCAGTTGAGAGTTACCTACACCTGGATTATTATTTAGAGCAACAGTACTATTAGTAGAGTCATAGTCCCTAGTATAAGGAGCTATTTGAATACTTCCTCTCTCTACAGTGTATTTAACACTTCCGTGACTATGAGCTGCTCCACTACCAACTGTATCAAATGGTTTAGGATAGTGACCTATTGCACACGCAGGAGTATTATCACCACCAGACTCACCACTAGGAGTACCAGTTCTCTGGTCATTACAGTTTTGTATAGTATATGTGTGGTTGTGTGCTGGTAAACAATCGTGAGGTAAAGTTCTTGGTTGAATGGTTGCTACTTGTTCCCAAATACATCCACCTGGTCCAGTAGATTGTATAGCTTGTGGAGGTGAAAACGATACAGTTGTGTTTGGTCTATTTAATATAAGCCATTCAGCATTCAATGTAATATTTGTTGTTGTAGATCCACCTGTTGAGGATGCATATGCAGATCCTTTATGAACTGGTACTCTATTTGATCCATTTAAGTTTGGTAAAACAAAAGTAGATGATCCTGAACTACCACCGTAGGTATATCCAATAACGGATACTAGTGCAGGATAATCAGCATCATTATATGTCGTACCATCACAGGCTAGCCAACCCTTTGGCAAATCACCTGTGGTACCAGTCCACGACATTATTGTACCTATAGAGGCATTCTTGAAGCCTCTTATTGACGCTAGATTCTTCATTATAGTTCAATTAGTCTCCAACCGATTGAAGCAGTAAGATAAACAAGACCCAAGCCAGCACCTGGTGTCTGAATAACAAGTTGACCTTGAGAGTCTCCTTGAACAGGAACGACGGTACCACCCTGAGGTGATTGTACAATGATAGACTTATTATAAGTCAATCCATCTGTAGTATCTAGAATACGTATCTCATCTCCTTTCTGAGGAGCAGAAGGTAATGTCAACGTTAATGTAGCAGCACCAAATGTAGTAACATAGTAGTTAGTATTAACTTCTAGAGTAGCGTCTACACCAGTTCCAACCCACTTACGTCCACCTGTAGGTGTAAAGTATCCAGTAACTTGATTGATGTCAATACTACCGTCAGTATTAACCTTGAAGTTATTAGATCCACCATTGTTGATATCAAGTGCACCAGTAGCAGAGGATATATTTCCACCAGCATTGATGTCTCCACCAGCATTGATGTTACCCTCAACTCCAAGACCACCGTCTGCAATTATAACTGCACCAGTATCTTTAGATGATGAGTTAGTGTTACTATGAACTGTTAATGTACCAGAGTTATCTGTATCATTACCAATAACTGTATTACCAGTCTGTGAGTCAATGCTATAAGTTGCATCATCATTGATGTGTGTCTTACCAACTAGGAAGTCATTACCAATAGATAATGCACCATTAGCATCCCAACGTCCAGTAGGATCAGTAAGACTACCAGAACCAACTAGATCAATACGCCCATCCTTATTCATTGTAAGTCTAGGAGTAGTCTGGTTGTATACTGAGAATAGTTCAGCACTATCAAGTTCAATCTTAGTAGAACCTTTAACCCATAGTCTTTGTGCAATGTCAGGTGTAGCAGCACCAATAGAAACCATACTGGTATCAGTCATCTGAATACCACTATCAGCATCACCGATACGTGCGGATCCATCTGTGAGAGCAACTAACTTAGCAGTTGATGCATCGTCAAAATGATCGTTAGTATAGATTGCATCACCAATTACAATGTTCTGACCGTGTGCAGTGATATAGTTAGAAGAAGCAGCAGTGTTAGCTTGTTGTACATCAATACGTAAATCAGTACCGCTATCTATCTGGTACATCTTCATATTACCACCACGGACATACAAGTCCTTGGTAACTGTTAGGTCACCCACCATTTCGTGAGAACCATTACTTAAAGCAGTAAAGGTACCATCAATAGTCAAGTTACCTTGTGCTTGTCCACCACCAACTGATTCAACAGGAGCAGTTCCAGCACCAGATCCACGAATGATAGTGTCACCACCAACCCATAGACCAATATTAGCCAGTGTCTCTGTTGTTTCACCACTGTTAACGTGTACACGTCCTACACCATTACCATCATCATCAAATACACGTAGTGTATGCTGACCATCAGGGTTAAGGTTATCACCACCAACCCATAGAGAGTTACGGAAGATACCAGAACCTTCTACATCTAATGTCTGTGTTGGAATAACACTAGCATTAGTAGTACGTACGTTTCTGAGGTTAATACCTAACCTCATATCATTACCAGGATCATTAGCAGTAGAACCACCACCTGTAGTATATGTGGTTAGTGCATCAGCACCAATTACACCCCATTCTCTCCATCCATACTCAGGAGTTTCACCACCTTGATATCCACCAATCTGAGTGTATATCCAACCTAGTGTAGTGTTATAGTTGACGTTAGCAATTCTATGTGCTTCACCAACTGTCTGAGTACCACGAAGTTCAATTGTACCTTCTTGTTTGAAACTTTCTGAAGCAGGTACAACCTTATCTACAGAAGTCTTGATTGCATATTCAAGTCCACTAGTTTCATTACGTGGGTTAATTATCCATTGAGCAAACTTAATACTATTAGGTTTGAACACTGGATTGAATTCCATATCTGTTGTAGTCAGGAATGCATCAACAGATGGGTTACTAATATTACCAACACTCTTAATCTTTAATGCAGGAGGATCATCACTACTATTAGCAAATGGATCTTCTGATAGAGCTATCTCAACAGGTGAGGTAAACTTAGTACCACCAAGAGCAGATATTAGGAAGTCATTTGATAGATTAAACTTAACTTTATTATTAACAGTTAGTGTATCAACCGTGATGTCATTAGTATTCTCTTCCTCATCAACGTTCTCACCAGCTACCCTTAGAATAGAGTCATCAATCTTAGTCTCTTCACCAGAGATAGCATTGATTCTTTGGTTACCAACGAATAGATCACCGTTAGCGTTTAGACCAGAGTAGAATACAACACCACCGTCTTGACGTTTTGCCTGAGAGAAGAGGACTTCATCATCAG